AAGGAGCGAGTGCAGACATCAATGACGATGCCGAGGACGCTTTCTTGTGCGGTGCCCATTGGGTGCTTCCGTTGATTACCTGAGTATTATAGGGTGGATTGGGTCTGGTGTCAAGGGGTTTAGACCCTGTAATATCTTTCGTTACCACCGACAGACATATCTAATAGTGAGTCCCCGTTACCAATCACACCTGCTGGCACCATATTGAATGCCAATGAATATCTAGTTTTAGATGATTTATGTGGCATAATCCTATGTATTAGTTTACTGGGAAACAGCAGAAGCATATTTTTTGTTGGAGTGAATCCCCAGTTAGTAGAGTTATAGACATTACTATCTTTTGTCATCACTTCAAAACCAGACTGGAATGTAGAAAACTCAATTCCTCCAGATTCATCATCATAATCATCAAAGTAGAATATACCACTAAACCAAGAGTTAGTATGATTATGCAAGTGTGAGTAACCACCTTGCTCTAGTTTTGTAAACCAGGAAGTGGTAATCCGTACTTGAGTATCATACAAGAGAATATTTGAAATATAATCACCCGAAACTTCTACAAGTTGCTCTTTCAATGTAGGGAAATCATCCAACACACATCTGGATGTTGACATCATTGAGTTTTCTGATGAGCTATACTCAGCAGAAGGAATAGTTGCAAACTTATATTCATCCAGACACTCAATAACTTCTTGAGTATCTAGGTTGTTGAGTATTGTATTTGCTAGTGGTGTGCTGAAAGTCGGCAAAACATTCCAACTATCATTGTATTGTGACATCACAAGTTCCTTTCTCAAAATACTTACATACTGGCAACTGAGCGCCATTCAAAGCAATGGTAAATGCAAACTCATTCTCTACAGAAATTATATCATAATCACCGTCTGGGAATGGAATATAAACAAAGTTGAATCCATCTTGGTCAACATTCAACATCACATCTCTAATTGTTACTCGATATCCAACATCATAGTAATGGACTTGTCTTGTAACTACAACTGCAAAGTCATCTTCTTCATTATCATGCTCAAGGAGGGCGATAGTTAAAGTTGGCTGCTCAAACTTTGAGTCAATGTATCTCAGTCCAATGTGAGCCATTCCAGTGTCTCTGGTGATGTCTACAAGAAAGAATCCTGCAGGAGGTTGATATCTTGACCCACTCTTTAGGACAATGATGTTATCAACAACATTTGTCTCTTCACTTACAACAGCATAATCTGTTTCCTGAATACTCATAATCCTTTTACCTTAAAATCTACTTCGTAAAAACCAACACTAATGTGTGAAGGAAGGCAGTTAAATGCAATCGAGATTCTATCCTCATCACTTTCATTCATTGGCACATCATGATGTAAGTAACTTGGAAAGAGAATCAAATCTCCACTCTCAACACTATCAAAATTTATGTAAGCATTATTATATTGATTACTATTATCACTATTTACATGCATAAAGTGAAAAAAGTTTGCTGGTTCTGGTCTCCAGAATCTAGTTGGATAACAAGTATCTGGAATATCAATATACAAAACTCCAGATATGAAAGAGTTGCAATGGTTATGGAGATACTGATATCCATCCTTCTTCATAATATTTCCCCATATACCAGCAAATCCCCAATCTAACTTATCAGAGAATAATACTTCACCAAAGTCTTCGACATGAGGTAAAAGAATCTTTTTTAATTCTCTTATGTCATCTAAATCTTCGAATACTTTATTTGTATTTGTGTGATATAAGTCTTTCGATTGATTGTTAGTGACACTCTTTGCTTCTTTAATTATCCCTCTAAGTTTCTTTAAGAATGGTTTTGTTATAACATTTGGTACATGAGTAACTGGTGTCGGGAAGAGGTCAAACGTTCTCATTCTATTACATTTTTGTCTATTATATCACTAGACAAATCTAATGGCAACCAGTCCTGGTTTTGCAGGATCTCCGCCACATCCACGACCACCTTCTCCTCCTCCGCCGCCTCCACGACCGAAGAATCCTCCACCAGGACTTCCACAACTAGCATTGATATTACAGTGACCACAGTTAGGAGAAGCACCAGCACCTCCTCTACCTCCACCGCCAAAGGTTGTACTACCAGAAGCTCTTACGTCAATAGTGAATCCAGATCCACCATTTCCGCCGTTAGCATGACCATGACCACAACTATTACCAATACACTGACCACCTCCACGACTTCCTCCACCACCATTACCTGTGGCACCACCTCCACCACCTCCAGCAGCAGTACTGTGTGTAGAGTGTGACCCTCCACCACCTCCTCTTCCGCCAAGAGAAGAGTTTGTTATAAAGTTAAATCCACCACCAGATGATGCTCCGCCACAACCAAAACCACCACAACCAGCAGAATTACCACGGCTGGCAGTTATGTTAACTGTAGTGCCATCAGAATGGACCAAACTTGAGTTTCCGTTAGCACCACCAACAGTAACTGTATATGTGCCAGCTGGAAGAGTAAAGGAGTCACCGACACTGACACCTCCTCCTCCGCCGCCACCATCATTACTGGAGTTTCCTCCACCAGCACAGACAACAAATCTTGTGCTCTTTGGACTTGATAGTGTGAATGTATCAGATCCAGAAAACTCCCATACAGTGTCTCCACCAGAACTTGTGCCCACAGAAGCACCACCAGCATCTTCTACGCTATGGACTAGACACCAAGATCCATTGTGCTTAACATAGACTTCTGTTGCTTCACACCAAGAACCATTGTCTCTGACAAATACTTGGTCAACAGAGCACCAGCTACTACCACTTCTAACAAATGATGTTTGCATAGATTAACAAGAAATTACGTACCAGACATCGCCATCGTTTCCACCAGATGGTTGAGAAGTTGAGAATGTTCTTCTCCCATAAGCATTACTTGCTGTACCAATAGTTATATCACTTCCAGAAGTGGTGATTGGATTGGTGCCGCCATAACTTGATTGATTGACCGATACAGTTGTATCAACAACTGCCCAACTATTATCACCTCTTAAGAATGTAGTGCTATTTCTTGTGCCACTACTACCAAGTCGATTGACATTGACTGTACCAGAGTCGAGCTCTGATGCATTTAATGTATTGAGATTAGACCCATTACCACTAAATGATGTTGCAGTCAATCTGCCATTACTTGAGTTAAATGTTAGATTGCTACCAGTTTTTGCTGGAAGATTTCCAGTTGCAGCAGTAGTAAATACAACATTGCAAGAAGTGTCTGATGATTCGTCAGAGACATTAATATTCGTTGCGTTTGTTGCAGTGCCAGATAAAGCACCAGTAAAAGTGCCAGCAGACAGTGTATTAGTGCTGGGATTATAAGTTAAGTCTGTATCAACACGAAGATTATCTTCCCCAGAACTATCCTGAGAGAAAGTAATAAATCTAGTTTCATTTACACTTTCTGATGTAATAGAAACTGAAGTAGCAGATCCTACAGAAGCAGTGGCACCATCAATCCAATTTACAGAATTAGATCCTGTTGACGCTAACAGTTGATTTGCTGTACCAGAGTTTCCATTCGTATCCCTTAAAGCACCACTAAGGTCTAGTCTATTTGCATTGATTGAGTTAATACCAACATTACCATTACCATCCCTAAGCATAATAGTATTGGTGCCACTTGCAGCAGTTGCATTACTTGTTACAGTAAAGGTAGATGCACTAGTGCCATTGTAAGTTGCACTTCCAGATAATCCGCTTCCACTTACTCCTAGAGTTAAGGTTGGGAATGTGCTACCAAGAGAAACACCAGAGATTGTGTTGTTTACTAATGCGTTGTTTGGAATGTTGGTAAATGTATTACTGCTACCACTTAGTGATTTGTTTGTAAGAGTTTCAGAACCAGTCAGAGATACGAAATCATCTCCAGATAATGCACTATTAAATTCTGACAATGTGCCCGTCAGAGTGTTATCAGTCAGGTCAAAGGTTTTATTAGTAAATGTAGCAGTAGCATCCTTTACAAAGAGGTTGGCAGCTCTTTGTGTGACAAGGAAGTCATCAGATGGACTACTTCCACCTAAGTCAGTATCATTATCTACACCAGTGATTGTAAGGTTTGTATTGCCAGATGTAAATGTAATCCTATCAATCTGAGCAATGGGTAGTGGTGTAATAAATTCTACCTCACCTGTTGTATTTCTCAGGACAACAAACTTACCTACCTTAAAGTCACCTACCTCATTAGTACCTGAAGTATAAACCTGACCAAAGTTTTCCTCTACCTGCTCGTTTGTTTCTCTGGTAGTGCCACCATTCTTAGGTAGAGCATCATAGTCTGTGCCAGCACCAGCATACTCCCAAGTGTGAGAAGATGAGTTGACAACAGAAGGTCTAGCCTGCCTTACACTTAAGTCTGTAAAGTCTGCATACTCATCATAAGTAGCATTGAAATGCTGATCTAGTCTTGGTGATATAGCAACATCATATGCAGTCCTACTCTCACTATCATAAGTGATTGTCCTCTTATCAGATACCTTCCTGATTTGGAATTCTGTGCTAGAGTGTGTGAAGTTTGTTTCACCATCACCATAACCAAATTTCAGAAGGTTATTGACTTTTGGTTTGGCAAGACCATCACCACTACCATCATCAACAATACTGACAATAGATTGTGATGCTGCAATAGAAGTTGCTGCACCAGCAATAGTAATTTGGTTTGTGCTTCCTACACCAACAGCACTGGCACAGGAGAATGTGACAATACCAACATCCTGAGAATATGTTTTAGGTATTGATGAGAATCCTACTGCTCTCAGTGCATTGATACCAAAGTTGGTTGCAGAGTTGGTGACTGATGCATATCCACCATTCTCGCAGAGGATGTTATCCGTATTAAAGATACCAAAGACGTTAACAATCTGTGCATAGGCAGAGTTGTCAATATGAATACCAATACCAGGAGTAATGATAGACAGCAGTGCGAAAACCATTGACTCAAGGTTTCCACCAGTCGTATCACCACTAGAGATAGAATCTACCGCATTTCCATCAACATAGGCAAGACAACCTCTTGGTGTCTGACTTGCACCCTTTGTCCATACATCAGTGACAAGAGAGTATGCATTTGTACCGCGACCTCTGGTTGAGATAACAGAGCAGTTTAGAATATATGGTGACTGATTAAGAACTAGTTTTCCATTTGTGTCATCAAAAACTACACCATATCTAAAGGTAAAATCTCCAGCGTCATTGTCTTTGAAGACAAGATTCATCAACATTGCACCTTCATTGACCTTGAAGAAATCTACATCTGCAATTCCAGGTCTAATGATGACGGTCCTTAATGTATCTCCAACAACTGCACAGAATCTTGGGAGAATAATCGGAATCTGCTCAGTATATTCTCCAGAAGAGACATAGATAGTCTTCTTGTCCGTTGCAGCAAACTTAGTCCTAGCAATCTCAGCCGCTTTATTGATAGTTCTAACTGGGTCATCAGCACTAAGACCACCATTTGTATCATCACCAGCAGTGGATACAAAGATTCTATTCTTACTGGTTGCTAAGATACCTTCTGATATTGCATTGATACCAGGTACAGTGTCAGTAGCAGTTATCTTACCACCAACATTAATGTTTTTGAAGAATTTAGAATCTTCGTTAAACCAATTCTCTTGACTGTTTACAGTTACTGCCATTTTTTACCTAGCAAAGAGACCTAATGTGCCAGCAATAACATCAAGACCAACACCACCAATAGTAATTCCATCAAATACTCTGGCAATAAATTGCTTTTCAAGTGGGATTAAATTACCAGACATTCCTTGCGCCTCAGCACCATTCACATTCAAGTTTAGTTTATGTGCTTTGACATTAAGTTCGTTTGCCGCCTTAATGTCCATGTCACCAGTGGACTCAATGGTAACATGAGCACCCATCACCTTTATCGTGCCATTTCTATCGGCAGTGATAGTGACATTACCACGTCTACTGTGAATTAGAATATCTTCACCCTTATCACTACCCTTCTCACCAGCAATCATTTCAATAGAAACATCACTGTTTATTTTCAGTTTGCCAGACTTATCTAGACCAATAGAAGTCTTCTTATGGTCATCAGTGACACCATACAAACGATAGACATCTTCTCCACCAATACCCATTTGAGGATTATTGATGTCAATTCTAAAGTTGGGTCCGTAAGATTCTACAAATCTAGCAAACCAATCTTGTTTTTCAGCGGGTCTTTCTGCCATTAGGTTATACAGTCAATAACTTGTTGGACCTCACCCTGGAACTCTCTTCTTGGTCCCAGATTTGCTGATAATAATGCTCCAGATCCTGTAGCAGTTTTAACTGAAATTACAGGAATATCAGTTATATCTTTGCTATTTATTGGAGTGACTTTAACGATAGACCCAAGGAATACTTCTGCCTTATACTCATTACCAAGATTGTCAGTGATGATGTCATCTTCTTCATAACCAGACCCTGGGTCGATGATTGATACACTATCAACAATGTAAGGAATTTCATCATCAACTGGATAGTTTTCACCTTCAGATACGACATAAATTGTATCAATCTTACCATTCTTGACTGTTGCTCTTGCTACACAACCATATCCTTGACCACAATCATCAACGACTTCAACGAATGGTGGGAATGTATAGTTGTTTCCAGGGTTGGTGACTTGGACGCTGATAACACTACCAGTCTTACTATTACCTTCACCAGTTATAAGACCCATGAGTGCTGTTGCCGCACCACCTTCTCCTCCACCACCGAAGATGTTGATTTTTGGTGGACCACAGAGTGTAGGAATACCAGCAAAGCAAGAATCAACATCACCAAGGAATTCAGATGCTGGGTCACTAATAGTGTCACTGAATACACTGTATGCACCCACAATATCTTGGACACCATCTAATGGGAATCCAGATACTTGTGCTGCTACAGAAGCTGCCTTTGCTACATTTGAGTTTTTGACAATTCCTTCAAGGTCTGGCTCATCCTGTTTTACAGGACCATAACCAAGCATATATTTACATGCACCATACTTGTTTTTCTGTGGTGGTTTAGCACAACTACGAAGACCGATGAGTCCAAGTAGTGCATCAATACCATTTCTCATCAGATTCTCAAGACTGAAGTTCTCGAAGAATTGAAGTATCTTAGAGATACCATTGAGTGCTGGTAACAATCCTTCTGTTACGAATCCGACTATACCATTGAGCACTGCTCCAACTGTCTGGTCAGCAACACAATCAGCGAAGTTTAAAACATTATCAGCAACAGACTTCAGAATATCCTTGATTGGAGATAGTAGTTTCTCTACTACCTGATTAACAATACACTCAAGAAGGTCATGTAATACTTTGATGGGTTTGACCATTGACAATTGTGCTGCTTCGCCAGCAAGGGCAGCAGCAAAGAAGTTACCAGTAGCAGCAAGAACCTTATTGAATACTGACATGTAGAGCATGTCCAGACCTTTTGACAATATAGGTATCAGTCTCTCAAAAGTTGATGATACCATTCCAGCAACAAGACCTGCTGCCATCTTCTGGATTTGCTCTGCTCTGGTGTCAATCTCTTGCTTAATCCAATCTCTATAATATTCAGTCTTCTCATCAAACATTGCTTTCGCATTCTGAAGAAAATCAATGAATCCTTGAATAGCATTCTTTATCTTATTGATTGTGCCTTTAGACCCTTTGTTTTCTTCATCATCCTCACCACAAGGTAGAGGAATCTTTATACCGTCAGTGCTGGTATATGTCGATTTATTATCTGTTGATGATACTACTCTTGGCGGAAGATTGCGTGGGGATGGTTGTGAGTCTGCTGTTGATTGATTAGTCTCATTGTTTTTAATTACATAATCAGGTGCTTTTTTGAAACTCTCACCATATCCAGAGAATACACCAAATGGCGATGCATCATCACCTCTATCTGCTTTATATGTTGTATTACCAAATGACCCCATGATGACAGGCACTTGACCATCATCGCCATCAAGGAAAAATCCAACTACAACATCACCTTGCTGAAACTTGATAGACTTAGAAACACCTGCACTGCCAGTACCAACTCCAGGTGGCAGCATTACCAGTGCCCAGGGAAGATTCTCATCACTCAACTGTGCTGTGCTATATGGGTGATAACCCATGATGCGGACTTTATATCTGTTACCCCATCCAGCTTCTTTGGTGTTGTTAATCCAGGAGCCTTCAGTTGCGATTTGTCCTACCCACCAGACAAATCCGTCTTTACCAATGAAATTATTTTTTAAAAGAAAATCTTCCATATCTTAGGCGTTACCGAATTCTCCGTAAGTATCTCTTATCAACTTCATAGAAGTGAGGGATTGCGTCCCATCAAAACTATGACACAGTTCCTTAATCATATATAGACCACTTTGCTCACGGTCATATTCTTTAGTCGCAGAAACTCTTGGGAAGTTGCACTTAATGACATCACCAACTTCAAGGTTTGTATTGACAGGAATTGTCATGGACAACTGTTGCATAAACAGTAAGTTGTATCTCATGAGTGCTTGTCTTTGATACAGAAGACCAGACCCATTTGGGAATATTGACCCAGCACCAGTATCAACAGTGCCAATGTTAGCAACAGATGCAATAATTCTGCTTGGCATATCTGCAAGAGTAATACCAGAATCATTCACAACTTTTGGAATCTCTGCATCAGTGCCAAGATTCTTTGTCTTGTTAGTGTAGTCATTCAGATTAAACTTACCATTCTGTGGAAGTGTGAATTCACCAGTGGCAGGATTAAACTCAGCAAAGAAACTAGAATATGTGCCAAGTCTCAGTTTCTTCAGAAGGTCATTATTTCTCTCAATAGAGTAGTTAAGTATCTTGAAGTCGTCGTTTTCTAGTGGACTCTTTGGTGCTTCATAGTAAGTATATGTTGACTTTGGATTATTGACACCAGCAGAAATCAAATTATCAACTGACTTAAACTTGAATCCACTCTTTGTCTGGTAGAAGAAGAATCCTGCAAGTCCATCAACAGGAACTGCCTTTGATGCTAACCACACCAGAAGATTAAAAGGTCTCTTCAGATTACCATAGAATCCATACTGATTCTGAGTTGTATCTGCATCAATATCAGTCTTTAGATAATCTTCTCCAATCTTGACTACTGAGTCACTGATTCTAGAATCCCGTGGAAATTTCTCATGAATTCTTGTCGTCTCATTCGTGATTGCCTCCCTAGAAACCAAATCTAGAGCAAACAATTCTCTCTGCCCTTCACGAATGATATTGTTTACACTAGAAACATAGAAGTAATCTTCTGCTTTGGAAGCAAAATCTAGTAGAGGATTGTCCCCATTTGGCTTCACTTTGATTGATAGTCTTTCACCACCTCTGATAGGGAGACCACTATAGATTGATTCATACTTATCATCACTACCAGGGACTGCTCCACCAGTGTTTACCACAATCATCTTTGCAGTAATCGTTGGTGAAAACAAATCCTCATAATATCTAAACGCAACAACACCCAACCTTAGGTCTACTGTTTTCAACCCATTATTAGATTCGAGTATAATCTCTTGATATTCGGCAGAGTCTCTTGCTGACATTTATGCTAGTGCAGTAAATTGCATTTTTTCGTGTGTATTATTTACCATAGCAACAGGCATGTTAAAACTTCCTTGCTGTGATGGAGGTGATTTTCTCTCTACAATCTTTGTCTTTGTTGTATTTAAGACTAACAAATTCGTTGGCATTTCTGGAGCAGATGCAAGCAATGTAGTTGCTCTAGAAGCATTGGGTCGAGTTGCTGGATTGAATGATACCTTTTGTGCTGCTGGTGGTGTTTGCTGACTACTCTGAGATGACCTAGAGGTTCTCATACTATCAAGAGTATTACCTGCTTTTACTGGCGAAATACTAGCAGCATTTTGACCTATACCAGCGTATCTAGACTGACCTCTTACTCTACCAGCCTCTGGATATTCCAATCCAACAGCAGCAAACTCTCTTGCTAATTGTTGCAATGCTGTCCTTCTATCATTAGACTTTCCGTTTATGTAAGCACCAATTTCTGGTCTCTTTACATCTATGAGATAATCAAACAATCTATTTTGTGTATTTGCATCAAATAAAGTATTCAGTGGTATTTTGGTATAGTTTACTGCCCCTCTCAAAGTTACAGGAATAAACTGATACATTCCTACAGCAAAGACTTTATCTTGTCTTTGTGCTTCCATCACCTCACCAACTGTCATTTCTGTCAGATTCTTCCCAAAGATGGATTTTGCTCCACCAGGAGTATCTCCAGCATTTCCTCTATTGACAGAGTTTAATCCACCTTCACCACTAGAAATGAGAGCCGCAAGTTTTGGATACTTTGTACCACCACTTCCAGGAAGTTGACTACTTGGGGCATCTCCTCCACCACCACCATCATCATCATCATCCTCAACTCCAAGCATCTCTTTAAATTTGTCCAACCCAGGTATGTCAAACATTTTCATATCCAGGTCAAAATACTCCATCAATTTTTCAGGAGTATCAATTCTAGTAAATCTTCTTACAAATTGATTGACACTATTCTGTAATCTGCGGAAAGAAGATTGTAACTTATCTAGAGTATTATCAAAGAATTCTTTTGTATTTCCAAAATTAAATGTTGAGATGCTATTGAATATTTCACCAAACTTATCAGGTAGTCCGATGAAGAAGTTAGAAACTCCACCAACAAAGTCTTGAAGTATTCCAAAATACTTCTGCATTCTCTTGGTTAAATCTTCAGCAAGTTTTATAATCTTTGGAAGATTTAATACTGCCCAACCAATAAGGACAGTCCCCAAATAGTCAAGGATTCTACCCAAGAATCCTTTGGTGCTATTCATTACAACTTTGCCAGTTCTCTTGACTGCTCCAACAATACTTCCTGCCTCAATAATATCTTCTTTCTCTCTTCTCAGTGTTGCCTCCCTTCTTCTACGAAATAAGGTAGATGCAAGTGATAATGACTTTCTCTTATCTCTATTACTTTCTAGCAATGACTTCGATATTGATGCAGAAGAAGTCTGTGCTCTTCTTACACTCTCACTGAGAGATGATACAGATTTATTGATTCTTCTCAGATTGAGAGATGACCCTAATGCTAGCGTAGAATTTGCCATACTATCCTACCACATTGTATTGTATCTGTGAATACATCAAGTAGAAATTATCTGGATTTGAGCTTGTAATTGGTGGTAAGTAAGTGGACTCACCCAATACTGCTGGAATGTCCTGCTGAGTGCCTTCAGTGCCACCATCAAGGTTTACTACATTAACACTTGGTTTAGCATTATTCTTAGCACTCTGTGTCAGAGACTGGAATAATGTATCTTTTGTCAATCCAAGTTGAGGTACAAAACTCTCAGCAGTAGGTTGTATCTGCTGATATGCCATGTTTGCTAAGAATGGCAGTCCAATACTAGCAGCAAGACCATATGGACCAGTCAATCCAAGTAATCTTGGTGCTAATGCCAATGCACCAGCAGTCAATGATTCTCCAAGACTACCTCCAGTGAAAAAGTTAATAATCGCTGCAAGTGGTGCAGCAATTCTTGGTGCAGGGACGCCTGGTGATCTTCCACCACCTCTTGGAGCAGCTGCTGGTCTTTGTTGACCCTGTTGCATCATTGCACCAGCACCAGCAGCTATAGGTGCTGCCTGTTGTACCATTGGACCTGCTGCTCCTGTGACAGCTCTTCCAATATTAGGTAATGTAATAGCACCTATTGCAGAAGCAAATTTTCCAAATACTCCCTTAATCACACCCAACATCGCAGTGATGGGTCTCATGATAATGTTTCTAGTAGCAAGTCTTGTAATCAGACCTGTTACTCTGAGTAGTGTGGATGCTACTACACCAAATCCACCATTAATACCAAGGAATATACCACCAACAATTGCAAGGTCTTTGACAATTTTGTCACCAAGATTCTTGAGACTCAGTTGTCCATTCTCAGACAAATCTGATACAGACTTCAGTATTCTATTGAGTAAGAATCCTCCCAACAGAATGTTGAAGAAACGACCAAGATTAAACAGAGTGCCTTGTGCTTTTGCTCCTATCTTCTGGAGCGGTGCTGTAAGTGCTGCTTGTATCTTTGTCTCAACTTGACTTTCTTTTCCTTCTCTTATCTGTCTTTCTGCCAATATCTTTTCTTGTCTTGCTTTCTGCTGCTCTCTCAGATTATCAATTACAGATGTCTCTTTAATCTGTGCAGTAATACTTTGAAGTGATACTGATAAGACACTGACTTGCTCTGCAATTCTAGTCAGAGAATTATTTACATTTAAGAGGGCAAGTTGATTCTGTCTAAGCGCAACGGTAGTATCCGCATTGTCTGTCTGTCTGACTCTCTCTTGCGGAGTGCGACCTAAAAAGGTATATGGTGATATTCTGCCTCTTATTGGCTCAGCCATTTAGTTCTGCTTGCCTCTGTTTTAAATTCTCTTCTTCAATGAATTGTTGGAGCAGAGTAAGATAAACTTCTCTTTCCCAAGGTATCATATTTTCAAGTTCTGTCAAAGAGTATTTATGGTGTTGCATCAAGGCAAAATTCACTTTAAAGTATGACTCAAGATCCTCATGAGCCATACTCACCCGAAAAAAGCAGTCAGACCCTCCAAGACGATATCACTCTCAACACCAGTCTTTGGATTAGTTACAGTAACTGTATGTGACAACTTAGGCATCGTCTCGAAGAAAGTCTCAATCTCTTTGAATTGTTTAGAGCTCAACTGCTCAAGAAACTGCTTCAACTCTTTCTTTGTGCAGTCAGCAGCAGACCAGGATTCTTCTTCAGAATATACCTGCTCAACACAAGAAGAAATCAAATCAAAAGTGTTGTCAACAGTAATCTCTTGACCACTGAAATTATTCTTGATAAATTCATCAATAGATGGATACTTCATACGGAGCACCAACTCATCATCGAGTTTGATATCTCTACTGTGATTCTTACCCTTCTGCACTTTAATCTCGTCCAGACTAATCACAGTTGGGACTTGTGTCTCCCCATCATCAGGGCAGGTCACCATAACTTCTACTTCTTCACCAACAGACTTGCCTCTGATATTGAGGAAGAGATACTCAATATCAAATGTAGACAGTTGGTCTACCTTAACACCACGAGTGATAATGCAACTAGAGATAACTTCCTTGATTGCATTTGTAATCTGCTTCTCATCTTCACTTTCCATAGCGATGATAAGGATTTTTTCTTCCTTGACTAGAAATGGTCTATACTTAACTTTCTTTCCAGTCGAAGGCAATTCCAACTCATATGTTGGCGTAGATATTTTTGGTAAAGGCATAACGACCCAAAGATTTCAGATGTGACTATTTATTATGTTATTGTAGGACCTCCCTGCTCTGTAGTTCCAAAATCTCTTTGTCTATTGAGGAAACTATCAGGATTCACAAATCTTTCATCTACTCTTTCTTCTAATAATGTTTGTCTATTTTGAGCAAATGCCTCATCGGCACCGCTCTTTGCGTTTTTGTCCTGATTACCAGTCTGTTTATTATTATCAACACCTCTACGAAGTGAGTAACTATCAAACTTACCAGCAATGTATCTGTCGAAACTGAAGGTAGCAGTTGCCTTCAATACCTCAGAGCTTTCATATTTGACAGTTGTCGAAGACAAGTCAATAGGAAACATTCCATAGAAAGTATATTCTATCTCTTCCTTATAGTCTCTGTCAAACTTGATAATCTTAGACTGTGTTGCTTTGTAATCACTTGGATATTCCATTCGATAGTAATATCCAGGACCACTTTGTCTTTGACCAGAACCATTACCAATAAATTCCATCCAGTGGTCTAAAAACTTCAGAGTCTTATACTCTTTGTCAACATAGAATTCTAGTTGAATCTGAGTAAACAACCTACTATGTGCCATCTTCTCAGAGACGCCCATGAAGTTACCAACAATGTCAGCAGTTGCCAGTCTACTTCCAGGAAGCACTGCATTATAACAAAGAAGACCAGAGGTTTCAGTAATAAATCTATATCCAACTCCACGCACATTCAGGTGCTGTCTCAGTGGTGTAGGAAGTCCAGCAAATATCAACTGGTAGTGTGATGTTTGCGCTAAATTGGTTAGCGTTGGTTTGAAATCAGATATTTTACGGGGTCTTACCACTCTAAATACCTTATACGAGTCTTATATTATTAAGTATTTAGATGGCATATAAAGGTAAATACCAACCTTCCAACCCAAAGAAATACAAAGGTGACCCAACCAATATCATTTACCGCTCTCTCTGGGAGCGTAAGTTTATGAGATATTGTGACCTGAATGAGAATATATTAGAGTGGCAATCAGAAGAATTCTGTATTCCTTATCGCTCACCAATAGATAATAGAATTCATAGATATTTCCCAGACTTCTTTATCAAGTATAGAGATACTGATGGAAGGATTAAATCTTCCTTGATTGAAGTAAAACCTTTGAGGCAAACCACACCTCCACCAAAACCAAAGAGACAAACTCAAGGTTACATTCGTGAGGCTTATGAGTATGCTAGAAACCAGGCAAAATGGGAAGCAGCAAAAGAATGGTGTCTTGATAGAGGTTATGAGTTTAGGGTCTTCACAGAGAAAGAATTAGGTATCAAGTAATGGCAACCAGACCTACAGATACTGACACTAATCGTAATCGTATTCGTGAAATATCTGATAGTGTCATTGGGACCAGAGACCCTGATGATATCATGATGGAATTGATGGAAGTACTCACTGAAGGGTCTAAGTTACCAGAGGTAGGAAAGATTTACATCTTTGTCTACAATCCCAAAACTCCTAACATTGAGTATGACCAGAATCCTTTTGTTGCAGTGACTAATGTATTTCAGTGGGGATTTCGTGGAGAAAACTTTCACTGGAGACAACCAAGAAATTATACTTGGGCAGAAGTCGCTGGTGGATTATATGAAGTATATCCATCTGAAGTAAAAGATTTATCAATGATACCTTTTGCAAATTTCCGTCTAAATAACTAAAAAGTGCTCTAATGGTACTAAGTCCAAGAGAAAGATCTCAACTAATAAGACCTGGTTCTCCTCCTTCAAGAGCTCAGAATCGTGATACTGGGGGTCGTAGTGATACTAATATTAAGAAAACATCTTTAAGGTATCCTTATGAGATGTTGATGGACAATACTGACTATTTGAGGATAGAGATTGCTGAATATGTTGCTCCTGGTTTAAATCTTTCTGATGAGACAACTGGAATATTAGGAAAAGAAAAAGAAATTATTGATCCATCCGACTCAGAGAAAAAAAAGAAAATAAAAATAGATACAATAAATCAAAACTTTTCTTTAGAAACTGGGTCTAGAAAGAATAGACAGCAGAAGAAAGTAGAGAATACAATATATCTACCAATACCACAACAACTTTCAGACACAACCTCACTGAGTTGGGGAGATTCTGGATTAAGTCCTATTGAAGCATTCGGTGTTGCTGCAACACAAGCAACAATTGACCGAGGATTGGAGGGTGCAATAGAATCTTTCTTGACACTAAAGAATAGTGGTCTTAATGCACTTAGAGACCCTCAAGTACAGAAAGCAATAACAGCAGCTCTTTCTGGAACTGCTGTCGGTGCTCTTGGTGGAAATGTTAGTGGCACTCAACTTGTTTCTAGAGCAACTGGACAAGTGTTTAATCCAAACCTTGAGTTGCTGTTTGAAGGTGTAAACATCAGGTCTTTCCCATTCTCTTTTGAGTTATTCCCAAGAGATAGAAAAGAAGCGGAAGAAGTAAAGAAAATTATTCGCACTTTGAAGATAGCAGCAAGTGCCAGAAAGTCTGGAGGTAGTGGTCAAATCTTTATCTCCGCTCCTAGAGTTTTCCATCTAACTTACATGAAGGGTCCAAACAAGCACCCATTCTTGAATACTTTCTTACCAATGGCACTAACAAGTGTCAACTTGACATACACTGGGTCGAATACATACTCAACATTCTATGATGGCACACCAACCCATATGAGAATGGACTTAACCTTCAAGGAACTCAATCCGGTCTACGCAGAAGACTACACTGAGAAAGACGCACAAATCGGAGTTGGATTCTAATGTCATACTTCAGAGAATTACCAGACTTATTCTATCAGTCACCTCTTTCTACTCGCAACTCTTCTACAGAGTATGTGAGAGTTAAAAACTTATTCAGAAGAGTCAAACTGCGCGACGACTTACAGAATGTCTTTACTCTCTTCAATAAGTATCAGATTGGTTATGGTGAGAGACCTGATACGATAGCAGAGCAACTTTATGGTTCTGCTGATTTAGATTGGGTTGTCATGCTGACTGCTGGAATCATCAATGTGCATGATCAATGGCCATTATCAGACTATGACTTATATCGTTATGCAGAAAACAAGTATGGTGATGACCTGAATGCTGTGCGTTTTTATGAAACAACTGAAGTAAAAGATTCTTCTGGAAGATTAATTCTTCCCAAGGGTAAGGTTGTTGATTCTAACTTTACGATACCTAATCCAGCAAACAAGTCAGCCAACCTAAATCCAGTCACTGGTATCAGCAACTATGAGTATGAAGTAAGGAAGAATGATGATAAGCGTTTGATTTACATTCTCAAACCAGAATACTTACAACTCTATCTGGGTGACCTGAGAAGAATCATGCAGTATGAAAAGTCTTCTCAATACATCAACAGAAGACTTGCTGCTACTGAGAATACTAGAAACACATCACCAAAGTAAATCTAGTTTCTTATCAAACATCATAACATATCGGTGCTTGCGGGAGCGGTCACGCCATTCTCCCTCAGCACCTTTTGTTTTGCCTCTTGAATGTTTGGTGCCGTCTGAATAGTAGAAGTCTTTTTTAGCATCTGTAAGCCCACAATATTTAAAGTTACAAGCGCGATAAATTGTGCCGCCATGAAAATCGCTATCAGCGTAAGATATGATGGCTCTGACCC